CTAATCTCCTTTCCTACAAACTAACCGATTCAAGATCTTCTTCATAAGCAGAAACTGTGACAGTTGAAGTCATCATAGGCTCTGCTTTGAACCCACCCTCAATAACTTGAAAGCCACCGTCTCGCTCATAAGGTACAAGGTGTACCACTTGTACTCCGTTAAGATACAGTACATGCTTATCAGTTGCGGGGTTAAGCCATTCGTTAAACTTGACGTTGACAATTGAACCGTTACCAATAAGAGTACCACTGATATCTTTCCTGTCAGCATCTACCACTTGAGGAGGACGCCGGGGTTCACCGTCTCTGCCAAACGCCTTACACTTAAACGTGAAGTAGAAGTCATCAGACTCATGACCCTTGGGGTAGAGAAGAGTAGGCTTACCATTGAGCTTACGCCCTGCTCCTGCAGAGACAGCTTCCTGTGACCCGTCTCGGAGAGACGCTGCCATGTCATACTGCTGAAGAATCTTTGCAGCTGTCTCGTCCAGTGTAACGTCCATGGTCCACTGTTTGTCAGTGTTGGAGGTGGTGTTGTAGATTTGAGCAGGGTTGTTGGGGTCTAACTTGGCCCAGTATGCTTTGCCTTGAATGATACCCATAAATTTAATTCCTTTCGTTACGTTGATGATGATGATGTGTATATAGCAGGTCTATACTAACTTGTCAACACTCTTTTTTCTACAAGTGTTCAATTGTTTTTCCAGATCATAGACGTTTCCTTTTAGTATATCTATCTCTGTGTATAGTTCCTTATAAGATTCTAAGTGACTGACGATTTTCTTTTCTCCGTCTCTGTTGTAAGCAATGCGTATGCAGTTCTCCTTCTCTAGTTTATTAAGCGTATACTCTACACCGTAGGAAATATGTTTTGCCATGGAGAAGCAGTTGCCTACAACGTAGGCTATAAGAATAGCCCCTACAGATATGGCAGTGTGTAAGTAAATGTCCATTGCGTGTACCTCTCAGTGTGTCTCTGCCCAGTTGTTACCTATTTTGTACTCACCGTCAAGAGGGCACCGTAGTTTGTAGTAGTCTCCTGCTCTCTTGATAGCCTCAACTCCTGCCTTACCTACCATATCTCCATGGTCTTTGTCAACCTCTAATTGCCATTCATCGTGAACATTGGCAACAAAGATTGCGTTCAGTTCCTGTTCCTTGATAAGACTATCAAAGATCACCAGTGCTCTCTTCATAAGTATGGCAGAACTACCCTGTAGTAGAGTGTTCAAGGCAGCGTGAGTTGATCTGATATGTAGGGTTCTGTTGTCCAGACCAGAAATCCACTTGTTCTTATCAGCAGCTTTGATCACCCTGTTCTTCAGTTTTTGAAAAGAACTTAGATTTAGAAAGAACCTGTCCATTATCTCCTGCCCTTCCTTGGCACCTTTCCCAATGATAGAACCTATCTTGGCAGCACCTGCCCCGTAGAGAAGGGCATAAATAAATGTTTTCGATTGGGAGCGCGAAGGTAACTCTGCCAGCTTCTGGTTGTAGGAGTGTATGTCACCAGAGACAACCTGTGTTGTGTAGTCCTCGTCCTTCATGTAATGGCAGAGCATCCTTAGTTCAATGGAAGAGGCGTCTATGCCCACCAATACTTTCTTAGCAGAGGGTACTGTCCAGCAAGACCTGCACTCCTCACCGTATGGTGAGTACACAGCTGGTACCTGCGCCATGTTAGGAGAGGCGTGAGCCATGCGCCCCGTGATAGTTTGCAGGGTGAGCACTCTACCGTGTACCCTCCCTGTCTTGGGGTGCATCGCCTCTAGCCATGACTTAACCTGCGCTGATCTCTTCTGTAACATCAGATATTCTGCCAGTACCTTGGCCTCGTCCATGTCAATTGCTGATAAGGTTGTCTCGTCCACCACCACATTACCTTTGTCAGTGTGCTTCTTTGGCTCCCACCCTTGCTCCATCAAACGCTCCGCAATCTGCTTACGAGAGCCGGGGTTGAAGGGAACATACTTTACCTTAGTCTTCAGCTGCACTTCCTTGGGCGGGAATATCTCCTGCATTTTATCGGTGATGTTGGTGAGCTTCTCAGAGAACTCTGCGCTGAGAGACATAGCCCTGAACTCATCAAGGTAGAAACCATTTACCTCCTGTCGAGAGGTGATAGCTTTGACCTGATGTTCAAGACGAATGCTGTCCTTGCTAAATCTACCAGACATAAGAGAGCTTATGTGATGGTACAGTTTAGTGGTAAGCTTAACATCGTTCATGCAATAGGTTCCCATGTCCTCAGTATACCCTGTGTAGAAATCTTCTACGTCCATGTCCATCTTTGGAAAGCGAAGCCTTCCACCCCATGCGTTGAGAGAGTTACCACCCTCTCGTCCCGGTTGCTCTAGCTGGCAGAGAATAAGAACATCTGTGACCTGATCCACAGGTACACCGTAGCCCCACAGGTTAGTAAGAATAGGCAGATCAAACTGTAGAATATTAAATCCAAGTACTTCCGTGGCATCTTTCATATACTCCTTAAATTGAAACCGTTGATCCTCTGTGAAGAGGTGGCTTTCTCCCGTGTCTATATCCTCTGTGCCTACGCACCAGATATGAGAAGGGTCAAAGCCATCTGTCTCTATGTCAAGAGATATTCGTTTCATCGTGTTCCTCTTCTGTCGTTACCTCTAGCTCTTGATCTATATCAGGGTCATCTATCTGTGTCAAGCGTCCTGTACCTCTGTCGTAGTGAAGGTGACAGGCGGGGCCAGTGAGACCAGAGAAACGGTTCTTCAGTACCCGTATCAGGGTGACGTTTCTCCGGTAGAGATCCGGGTCCTGTCCATTTCTCTCCAAGCCCAGTACCATGTTACTCAACTGACCTATGCCAGCGGTACCGCGCAGTTCAGAGAGCGAGGTCTGTCCACCTTCTTCATGTGGCTTACCAGCGGGACGCTTGGAGTGACTGACCATCCCTAACCATATGTCTAGCTCAATGGTTAGGGTCTTGAGCTTGGTTGCTATCTCGTCCAGTGCCTTTCGCTCATCACCTGCGCTCTGATCACTGACAAGGATGGAGATATGATCAAGGAATATGTACCGACAGTCGCAACCATACCGCATATACTTGATGGTGTTGATGATGGTATCAATGTTGTTTGATCCAAAGGAATCGAAGAAGGCATACCGTCCTGTGCCTAGAGTATCAGTGAAGGCATCGTCCCATTCATCCTGCGTGTACTCAGTGGTGGGCAGGTGCAGGGGCTTACCTGCAGAGAGGCTCATCATTCCTCTGGCAGCGTCCTCCAGTGGTTCCTCCAGAAACAGTAGGCCAATGTTATCCTCAGTGTGTTGTTGTATGTGGTAGCTTAGTTCTCTGAGCACCTGCGTTTTGCCCATGCCAGAGCCGCTGGTGATGGTCCACATCTCTCCCTTACGGATGCCATAGGTCAGGTCTTGAAGGCCATCCCACGGGAGCGTAAGGCTATCTGGCGTGGGCTGGTTCATCAGACGTTCCAGTAGGTCCTCGCCTCTGACGATATTGGCAGGGGTATACCTCTCAGCAGAGAACCAGCAGTTGGTAAACTCTTTCTGTTTGTTCTCCTTCAAGTAGTCAGATGCATCCTTCAACTGTAGCTTAACCACCTTGGCCTTGTTGGGAAAGAGTTGGGCCACTGCATTGGCAGCTGTGATCCCGTCCTCGTCATTGTCAAAGCAGATGGCAATCGTGTCGAAGCTGTCAAGGTATTTGTACTGAGCCTTACAACTCTTCAAGGCATTACCCGCACCGTTCTGAATGGACACAACAGGATAACGAGAGCCTAGTAACTGGTACGTGGCAAGTGCGTCGAGTTCTCCCTCTACAACGGTGATAGCCTTGGCAGAACCTGCACCGAAAGTGTGCTGACCAAAGAGTGTACCCTCCCTTGATGATCCTTCCCATATGAAAGACTTGCCTCTGCCTCTGACCTTGTTGGCACAGTGAACACCAGAGGCATCGTGATAAGGGTAATAGTGATTAAGTTCTTTACCTGTGTCATCGTGTTTGAGAGTAACACCAAAATGCTTGCAGGTTTCCTTGTTAATCTTTCTATCTGGTATGTCTGATAGAACACCAGAAGATAACTCTTTCGGTGTTGCTGGTTTTGTTGCTACTGGAAACATCATGTTCATATC